CCAATCGTGGGTGTAATAGTTCCAGGACCAGTTGTCCTCGTAGACAGCAGGGATGATGTCGCCAGTGTCAGGATCAACCGACTCCTCTTCAACAAGGGTTGGGTTGTTGACACGGACACCTACTGCAGCAGCTGCTTGTTCCCATGCTTCTTGGGAGGGGAACCGAAGGTAAGTCGTGTTCATAGTTTTAGAGGGTTAGTGCTTGAAGCGTAGCGTCAGGGAGTCGTGTGGAGTAGTAGGTGAGGCGGGAGATGTGGCCGTTTAACAAATAATTGCCATTTTGTCCTCCAATCGATAAACTCGTAGGCGTTGGAAGATTAAGTAAATTGTCTACAAGAACCGTGCCGCCATTTAAACAGTAGGCGTAATCATTTACTCTGAAAGCATTTGCGGCTTTTGAAGTTGAAGTAAGACTTGTTGTTTGCGATACAAGAAGAACTTGATTTGTGTTGCCAGGAGGTCCATGCAGGACAGAGTAAAAAACACTATCTGTCTGCCTTCTATGTGGTGCATCAATATATCCGTCTGAGCCATTTACGCTGGCGGTAAATGCAAAATTAGAGAAACCTAGGAGCTTTGATTCTGCAAAGAAGCTGCCTTCACTCTGGTTATACCAGCTAGAGAAGTTAGTCCCCGTCATACTTGCCACATCAGCTGATCGTGTGACGGTTGAGCCGCTGGTAGGGATGTAAGAGGTTGGATTCTGGGCTCCAAACGGAGCTTCTTCAACTTGAGCTCCAAAAAGATATACTCCATCACTAGATGTGCCACCTTGATAATCAAACTGAGCATTTCCGTCATAACTGGATCCAGTGGGATTACTGTTTGACATCCAGACAAAAGCGTTTGCAGCATTTGTCCCTCTCGAAACAGAAAGCCTGTACCAACCGTTGCCAACTGGCGTTATAGAGGCACTCGCTGGGTTAAATATAATAGTGCCCGTGTGTGTATTTGTACCTATTGTGCCTGTTGATAAGTCAAAGGCAGTATATTTATTGTAACCAAAACTTACATCTTGAAACCCGATTGACACCCAGTTCTTTTCTGCCGCTTTTGCATAAATAGAAAAAGTTGTCTGAGTGTTATTTGCCAATCCGGACAGACTGTAATAACATCCATGTTTACCAAGGGTATTAGTTTCTCCTATTCTTACTGCAAAAGTTCCATCTGGCGCCAAGACAGTAGACGAAGTAATTCTGGTTGTACCGTTTTGTGGTAATGAACTTGATCGACTATCAGCAATAAAGTTTGTCCTCGCCTCCTCAATCAACAACCCCAGGCTGTTCCCGTCACCGTCGTGATCAAACCGTGCCTCATTGGCAGCAGCCGTGCGGATAATGCCGCTTTCGTCGGTATACGTTCCAGTGCTGGCACGGGTAAAAGTAATCCGTGGGTCCAGTTTTTTGCTGTTGGCAAAGTCCAGGTTGAGCGACGGTTCAACAGCCGGGTAGAGGTGTCGAATCGTCATTGTGCGACTCCGTTAAGGGTGATCGTCCAACCACGGGACTTAAGGTTGGTTACAGCGGTAGCGACGGAAGGTGTACCCGTTCCAGTGTCGTAATCAATGGTGATGTCTACGCCAGAGGCAGGAGCAGATTGACCAGAGGTGTCGATACTGTTAAGGATGTTTTCGACGGAAGTGGCGGTAAGAGAATTACAACCAAGCCAAGCGTTGAGGAAACAGTTATTTACTGGTGTACCAGTCCAAGAATCGAAGAAGTTGGCGGGGAAAGTAGTCAAGCTATTGTTGCCGTACCAAGCATAACCAAAGTTAGTACCAGCAGACGTGTTAATTGACGGGAAACTTGTAAAACTGCAGCCACGCCAGGTTTGATAAAAGTTAGTACCAGAAGAGGTGTCAAGCAACGGGAAACTAGTCAGGCTGCTGCAGTTGTACCAAGCATAACCAAAGTTAGTCCCACTAGAAGTGTCAATCAACGGGAAGCTAGTTAGGCTGTTGCAACCATTCCAGCACTGTTCAAAGCTTGTACTATTAGACAAGTCCAACAACGGGAAGCTGGTCAGACTGGAGCAGTATCTCCATGTTCTACTGGTAGCTGTGGCTGACGAAGTGTCAATAGAAGGGAAGCTAGTAAGCGAAGAGCATCCAGACCACGTTTGCGTGAACCTGTCCCCGCTTGCAGTGTTGATCAAAGGGAAGCTAGTGAGGCCAGAGCAGTATTCCCAAGTAGCGGTAAAGTTAGTCCCACTAGACGTATCAATCGCTGGAAAACTAGTGAGGCTGTTGCAGTTGTACCAAGCATTTTGAAAGTTAGTCCCACTAGAAGTATCAATTAAGGGGAAACTGGTGAGGCTGGAGCAGCTTTGCCAAGCACTGTAAAAGTTAGTCCCACTAGACGTATCAAGTAACGGAAAACTAGTCAAACTGTTGTTGTACCAAGCACTGTAAAAATCAGTCACACTAGACGTATCAATCAAGGGGAAGCTAGTTAGGCTATTGCAATCATTCCAAGCTCGGTACAAACTTCCTCCACCAGTAGCATCAACTGTTGCATCAAAAGATTCAAGATTGCTGCAACCCCAAAAACTTCTAGATCCGTCTATTACCATACTTTCTGGAGCAGGACCAAGTGCCACCACTTTTGTCTTATGGTTAGCGTCATTATAAATTTGAGGTTTAAAATAAGTCCCACTATCCAACCTAAAACCAACCTCGTGATACCCGCCACCATTGGTAAACGTGTGGTCACTGGTGGTCAAGGTTTCAACCGTTCCATCACCCCAGTCAACCGTTACCTGACCATCAGTGGTGAAGCTGGGAAGACCAAAGCTGCTACCAAGGATCCGCCACCGCCAGAACTCATCGGTCTTGCCGACACTGGCGTTGATTTGGGTTTGAGTCAGCTCTTGGTTGTAGACAGCAGTGCGTTTAATCGGCGTTTCACCGGCGCCAACCAGCGACAACGTGGACGAACCAGCCGCTGAACCAAAGGGTTCGTTGAGGATGGTGAAGCTATCGGTGTCGTAGATGCTGGAGTTGGTGAGGCTGGCTACGTCTGCTGAGCGGGTTACCGTGGAGCCATTAGTTAAAATAATTGAAGTTGCAAATGTTCCTGCCTCAATTTGATATCCCCAAAAATAGACTCCACTTGTATTATCTCCTTGGTAAGAATCAGAATTACTGAGGTTTAGTATCTTAATAAATGAATCTATATCTGTCGTAGCAGTGTTGTAAGTGATACTGCACCTATACCATCCACCAGGAAGTGCCTGCATGGATGCCGTTATTCCACTACTAACAGCGCCTATAGTACCAGTGTTTAAGTAGAAACTGGCTCCCCTGTTTGGACCCTTAAAGTCCATTCTAAAATTATATCCAGAATACTTTGCATAAATCGACATAGTATAAACCGCACTTGTTACCGCAGTCTCTTCTGACGAGAGATAATGCTGCTGCAAATCAGTATTTGGAACTACAAGAGTTGCAGATGTTAAACCGTTTGGAGCGGTTGCTGCGTTATAAGTTTTAGTGACCTTATAGGCAGTATACCAGGGAGTCGTCCAAGTTCCTCCATTTAACTTCTCACCATAAGCAGATAAATTAGTCCTCGCCTCCTCCACCAACAATCCAAGACTCTCACCAGTCTCTGGGTCGTGGTCAAACCGCGCTTCACCACTTGCAGCTGTTTTAATCAGTCCATCGCTGCCAACGTAAGTGGCGGTGGACCCGCGTGTGAAAGTTACACGAGAGTCCAGACGCTTTTGCCGAGCGAAGTTAAGGTCCAGCGCAGGGCGTTGGGTTGGGTAAAGATGTGAGATTGCCATTAGTTGGTACCTCCTTCAAGTGCGGTAAGACGAGCCTCAAGGGAGGCGTTAGTGGTTTCTAGGGTTTCGATCTTTGCAATGGCTTCCTGCAATGCCTTCGTCAGCGGTGCAATAAACTGGTCGTAACGCAAAGCTTGCTCGCTATCCGGGTCATCTTTGTCTGTTAGAACCCAGCCGCCAAAATCAACGCCAGCATCATCGACGGCTTGCTTGACTTCTTGGGCAATGAAACCCCAATGAGTGCGAGTACCGGGAACGGATTCGTAGATGTAGTTATTGTCTTCATCGCGCTCACCAGTGTCACGCTTGCCACCTTCGATCCACTTGTAGGAAACAGGGCGAAGAGACTTAATGAAAGCACTACCAAGAGAAGATTCGGCGATATTAGATTTTGCCCGTTCGTCCGATGTTTGGATTGTACCGTTTGCTGCCCAAACTGCCGTCCATCTATGACCTGATTTGCCAAGATTTGTGACGTTATCTGTTTCAGGAATCAGGTCGGTTGTGTTATCAAAGATAAAAGTACCATCTCTTTTAATTGTAAGACGCAACGTCGGGTTGCTCGCTCCGTCGGCAGTAGTGGAGAACACTAACCTGCCCGGCATGTCGTTAGCGCCAGGGGTGCCGTCTGAAACACATTGAATCCTTGCGGCTCTAACCATCTGCGAGCCATCTGCCCCAAGAAAATCAATGGAACCCACTTCATCGCCAGATTGAACGACTGTATGGCTGCCAAGACTTCCGCCACGGCTTTTGGCTAGGTAAAAGTTTGCCGAGTTGCTGTCGTTACTGTTTTGAGTAATAGAAATTGACGATGTTGCATAAGTAGTTCCTTCTACTTGGATTAGTGGTGTAGCAGAAACTGGACTACGCGCAGAAGATGAGCCCACCAACACCCTGCCGCTGCTATTCAACGCATCAACACTGACACTCGCCGGATCTTGGAACGCCATGCCGCCAAGCATTCCGTTAAGCGGAACCTCGTTAGCAGCAGTACCAATATCGTGCTGGGTGACAATCGGAACTTGACTGAGGTTAAACTCAGTAACTTGGATCAGGCCAGCGCCATTAGCGTCAAGGTCGATGTCACCGTCAGTGGTAGTGGTCGTGATGGCATTTGCTTGGATGTCAAGATCAGTAGCAAGCTGTGGATTAGTCAGTTGAATCTGACCAGTACCGTTAGGAGTAATCGGAATGTTTCCGTTGCTGACACTGACAATCGACTGACCGTTTACGTCTAGGTCACCGCCAAGTTGAGGGGTGGTGTCTTCGACAACGTTGTTAATACCAGCGCCGGACGTTGCGATCTCAATCCCGCCGTCACTGTTGGTGATGCTGATGTTCGTACCAGCGGTCAGCGTCGCTTTGTTTAAGGTCCCGTCGGTTTTACCGATCAGCAGCTGACCGTTGGTGTAAGTGGTTTGGCCCGTACCACCGCTGCCCGTTGCAACCGTAGTGCCGTTCCAGGTGCCGCTGGTAATCGTGCCAACGCTGGTCAGGCTGGAGCCGGTCACGCCGGAACCCAAGCTGCTGCCGCTTAGTACGTCGGTGCCGTTGACCTTGTAAGTTTTGCCGCTGGCAAGATCGACGTTTTCGCTGCTGGTCCAGCTATCGGTGCTGTTGACCCAGTTGAATGTCTTGTCGGTAGCGCCTTTCAGAGTCAGGCCGCCGCCGTCGGCAGTCACATCGGTGGGGCTGTCAACAGACCCCATCTCGATGTTTTTGTCCTCGACGATCAGCGTCGTCGTGTCGATCGTGGTGGTCGTGCCATTGACCGTCAGGTTGCCGGTGATGACAACGTTGTTGTCAAAAGTGGCGACGCCGGTAACGTCCAGCGTTCCAGGGACATCAACATCGTCGGTCCACTCAACGCCGGTGCCTGCTGCGTCGGTCTGCAGAAGTTGACGTGCAGTGCCGTCGGCCAACTTGCTGACCGCAATCTCAGCGTTTGCATCGATGTCGCCGTCAACAATGCTGTTGACAAAGATTTCGTTCCACGCACTGCCGTCGTAGAACTTGAGTACGTCGGTGCTTTCGTTAAACCACCATGCACCTTTGCTGGGTGAGCTTGGTGCGTTGGCGCCAATGATTACGCCGCCAATGCGCCAGACATCACCGTTGCTGTCTTTGCACTGAAGGAATGGTCCCGACTGGTGATAGTTGAGCGCAATCTCACCGTTAGCCAGCTGCAGCGCTGTTGCCTCTTTGTCCTGAACAGAACTGTTCTTGAGGATTAGCTGGACAGCCATGACTATTCAGTCGGAAGACACCCCTATTCAGGGGTGCCCTCACTCTAGCGATCAATACTTAACAACAGCAAGCAGGGCAACGTTAGTTGGGCGAGTTTCGGCGTCACCGCCGCCGCTAATTGTGACGGTGTGTGAGTGGTTGCCCGCCGTGCTGGTGTTTTGCGCACCAGCGCCTTGGTTGACAACGGCATCGCCAGGATCGCGGAAGGCGTTGTTTTCACCGGTGCGGTCGTAAGAGTGACTGTGGTTGCCAGTTGTGTTGGTGCTGCCAGTAAACGCCGTGGTCGGCAGTGCGGTGGCGTCGTCCTGATCCGAACCACGAACGCGGCCCGTATCTAGTGCCGAGGTGTCACCGTCGGCATTAGCGCCAGAGTTCCAGCTACGGATGAACTGACCGCGCAGGTCGGGAAGTGCGCCGGCTGCTCCGTACGTTGTACCAAGTGCCGCGAAAAGTGCCGAGAAGTTGGCAGTTACACCCTGGACCGTTCCATTGCCGTCGGGAACAACGTCGCCATTGGCGATTAGCCAACCCGTTGGAGCAGTAGAACCCACAACGTGCTGGACACTGCCAACCGGGACCAGCTGGTTTGTGATCTGAGCAATGATTGTGGTCTGCAGATCGGTCAGCGCACCAGACAGGCCAAACGGAGTGACTGCCAGAGCGTTGGAGGACAGAGCCTCGGTTTCCGTTTGGTTGGCAAGTTCGACGATGCCTTGCTGGGTTTCGCTTGCTTGGGGCAGCGCTGGCAGCACACCACCAAACCCGCCGTCCCAGCTCGGTGCTCCAGTGACTGAACCACTCAGCGCCAGTTCGGTGTTGACCGTAAGGGTGTTGGCGCTAAGGCTGTCGTAGAAGGTGGGGAACTCGATCTCGTCAGTCGGTTGCGATCCACCCAGAGAGTCAAAGCTGGACTCTTCGCCTGTGGTCAGGTCTTGGATCCCCTGAGGGGTAACCAAGAAGCCTTCTTCGTTGAAGCCGCTGCCATAGACGCGACCTGCGTTCTGGTTGGTGAAGTAATACGTGAACTTGTTGCTGGCGCTCAGGTCCCGCTGGTACGCGGGCAAGCTCTTTGAGTAGTTGAGGTAGCCGGCCCACTCGTAGGCGTGGCCAAACAGGCGGATGTTTGACGGGCGGCGGAACTCGATCGACCAGTTAGCCCAAGCGTTGGCTGCGCCACTCGGGTTGGCAATACCGTCTAGGGCTGCTGCCGGGTTGCGGTCACGGTTGGCAGCCGTCTTGGGCAGCAGAATCGTGTGCGCATCCGCTGCACTGAAACCGATGCTGACCAAGAAGGAGTGCATCCCCTTGTAGTCAGTCGATGAACGGTACTGGGCGCGAACTCGTGCATCCGTGGACCAGACAGTGCTGAAGTTGTAACCGAGAGTGGTCGAATCAACCGTTCCGTCGGTGTCGTTGTCAAAGATGATTGAGGGCTGGACGTTCTTGAAATAGTCCTCGGCGTTGTAGCCCTCCTCCATGTGGACGTAGGCTTCTGTCCACTTGTTGACATCGAAGACAGTGTCAACGTTCTCGCGGATGCAGTTGTAGTGCTTGTTTCCGGTGCGAATAACGTCGCCGGTCCGGTAATACGTGCCAGAAACCCAAGTGTTAGATGGGTTGAGGCGACGCAGTTCAACCAGTGAGTCGTTGCCAGCTGTGTCGGTAACAGCAGCCGAGGTAGCGACACCAATCAGAGCAGTGTCGGGAATTGTGGTGTCAATGTGCGAAGCAGCCGTGTTGGTCTGCAGCACGTAGTCGCGCAGAGGCGTACGAGTGGTGGAAACGCTGGTGGAGTTCAGCAGTGCGTAACGACGCTCGGCGGCAGTTCGAGTGTCCTGAATACGGCGGATGTAAACGTTCGCTCCAGCAAGATCGGGGTAGTTGATGCCGATCGGGTTGCCGAGGTTGTCGAGAACAGGATCGCCAGGTGCAGTGCCGTCTTCGTTTTCAAATGCCGCTGTAACAACCAGCTGGTTGGGGTTTGCAGAAGACCACGCAACGGCAGACAGCGGTGCGCGGTAATCAGCCGAGCGGCTATTGGTGACCCAGAGGAAAGAGTTTTCAAACAGCGTGTAACCGTCGCGCTCCAGTACGCGGGGAATCTCGCTGTCGTAAATACCCTCTTCGAGATCAAGCTCCAGCGTGATCGTGGTGGCGGTGTTGCTCACGCCGCTGGCAATCTTGCCCAGCGTGACCGTTTTGATGTTGCCCGTCTTCTCGCTGAGGTCGGTGGCAACGCGGATGCGGTTGACTTCCCAGTTGGAGTCCGCATCAAATGCAACGCTCTTGTAGCCCTCGGCCAGAGCTGCGCAACCACCAAAGTTTGAGTTGGAGTTGGTGACGGTCAACTCGCCGCCGTTTTCAACCCAGTGGTGGACGCCTTGGCCGATTGCAAAGACGCTGTCCTCTTGGATAATTGCGTCGATGACGGCGCGGATGTGGAACGAGCGCCGCGAGGGCTTCATCCGAACGTTGTCGGGATCCTGCGCGATGTAGTCGTCGTAGTCATCGACCAGCGTCCACGAACCAGAGGAGTATTTCTCCCAGTTGTTCATGTCCCGCTGCAGGGACACGCCCGTGTACTGGGCCACAACCATGGACTTGAAGCCCTGGGCCGCAGCACCATTGGCAAAAATGCCGCACAGACCGTAAACAGAACGGTTTGAGCAGTTGTAGATGTAGGGGCTAGCGCTGTTGACCGTGTCAACGGTGTCCGCAGCAGTCGGAGGTTGCGGGCCAGTGATCTGGTACTCAACTTCCCGGCTGTCAGCGTTGGCTTCGCTTAGGCCACCAAGCGTTCCAAGCTGCGCGTAAATCTTTGCGTAGAAGTTATCGAGCTGGGTTTCGCTGGTGAACTGGAAGCAATCCAGCAGGTGGTGACTGGTGGTGGAGCCGGCCTTGTCCTTGAACGTGAAGCCGAAGTAGTAGCCGCCACCAGTGACGTGGAAGATCGAGCGGCGGTTGCTGTAGTCAGCTGCCTCGTCAGTCGGAGATGGGACGAAGTCAGGGCGGATAACGGTTTTCCGCAGATCCAAGCTGATTAGCGAGGCGCCACGCGGAATGATTAGGCCGCCAACAGTGTTGTCGTTGTACTGCTGAAGCTGAGCCGGAGTGGGATTAAAGGTGGCGCTCCACTCGTCGATCGTGCTGGAGCCGGTGCCGTTGTAAACCGTGTGGACGCCGGGAGCCAGAATGATCGAGACGAGATCGTCACCTGCTGCGGGGTCGAGCCAACTGCGGCTGGTGATCAGCGCAGCTTCGATGACGGCGCGGTTAATCGTCTTAAAGGGGCGGGCTTCGGTGTATCCACACTCCAGGCGCTGCAGTGTAATGCGGCGTAGTTTCTGGCTTTGAGTGCCGTCGTCAGCACTGGCGTAGTCCCCCGACACAAAAGTGTCGTTACCGATTTGGGGGTTTACGTAAAGGACGTATTGCGCATTTAGCGGATCATTAACCGTGCCAGCACCAGGCTCAATTTCGGGTTTACCGCCAAGCTGACGAACCGCGTCGGTCAACGCATCAATCTGATCCCTAAAGCCGGACTGGGGAACGTTGATGTCGCCTAGCGACCCGGACTGACCGGCACGGGTGATCTTGGTCACTGGACCACGGTCTGGACTGCTTCAAGCAGTCTAATCTCACCCGTCGTAACAAAGTTTGCTGTGCCCGCAACGATTTCAGTAGGCCTAACGTTCACTGCACTGCTTGTTACAAGCAATTCACTTGCGTAATAGAGGTCTCCCGGAACCTGCAAACCGGAACCTTGAACCCCGCCTCCTCGATTGACCACATAAAAACGGGCAGATGCCTTACAGCCGCGCTCAGTCATGAGCAGCAGCTTCATAAGGGTTGTTCCATTGTCCTCTTCATCTCCAAATCCCTTTCGATCAATCAGGAATTCAACCGAACCGCCTCCAGTTACAAGCGATTTGACGGATTCGCCAAACTTTTCGCTGAGGGCGGTGGTATCGACGCTTGGTGCGGACAGTTCTAAAGACCAGTTGGCTACATCACAAATCAGTTGCCAATAAGGAGCCGTTTGTCCTGCAGTTGCACTGCGCGGTAATACGTTTGCGTTCTCGTATTCGTCTGAGTCGTATACGACTGCTTCGTACTCGGGCGCGTCCGCACACACGCTGTCAAGTGAGACGATGTCCTGCGCGTCGCTGAAGGCGTACTCCCCAAAGCTGACGACACAGCGCCAGAAGGCGTTGTTGAAATCTGAGCTGCCGAATGGGGCAAGACCAATCGTGCCGGCGACATTGCCAAACAGGGAAACTCGGTCATCGGGGTCGCCCTCTAAAGCGGCCGCACGGCTGGTGTAAAAGCTGCCGCCACCTAGCTCGTCGATGTGAATCCAGTACTCACCATCGCTGCAATCCTCAATGGTGTCACCGCCGGAAACGTCACCGGGGCGCGCATAAAACTGCGCATCATCCGCTTCCTGTCCGTCGGGGTATGCCTGCGTTCCAGTCTTGTAAAAAGTATCCGTAAAGTCGGTGATGTGGGTTCGGTTTGGACCCTGGTAATACTGGCTGTAGTAGTACATCCCATACCCGTCAGGGTTGGGCGGAAATGTTCCGGTGCCGTGGGGCAGGCACGAGACAATCAC